ACGCGGAGAAGTGAGAGACGGGCAAACACATGGCCTCTATTGGGCCGAAGGTATACCGTCACCTTTAGACTATGGCGAAGACTAGAGCGCAACGTGAAAGAGGTATCAGACAGGACGAGCTACGGGCTTATTTAGCCGAGAGAGGTCGAGTCGATTACGTCTTTGATAACATTGAGAAAATCGAAGAGCTAGACCCAGAGACTGAGCAGTATTTCGACAAGCGTCTGCAACAGCTAAAAATTGCAAACGAGCAACGCATCAGACTGCTTAACAAGTACCTGCCAGACATGAAGGAAGAGCAGACCGAAGTCACTGACCTGCCGCCAGTTGTCATCCAGCTAACGAATGCAACTGACACCACCACAGTCTGACATTTTCACTTGTCCTAACCGCTTCCGTGTTGTCGTCGCTGGCAGGCGTTTCGGTAAGACATTCCTAAGCACAGCAGAGCTACTCAACAGGGCATTGCGTCAGCCTGACCAGAACGTCTGGTATGTGGCTCCTACTTACAAGGCGGCTAAAGAGATTGCATGGGATATGCTGACTAGCCAGATACCTCGTGAGTACATTGACAGGACAAATGAGACGGCCCTGACCATTAACTTTAAGAATGGCTCTAGCATATCGCTTAAGGGTGCTGAGAAACCTGATAACTTACGAGGCCGTTCACTAGACTTCGTTGTGCTGGATGAGTTTGCCGATATGCGTAAGGAGGCGTGGTTTGAGGTGATACGACCTAGCCTATCTGACAGGCAAGGCGGCGCACTGTTTATCGGTACGCCTAAAGGCCGTAATCATTTCTATGACCTGTATGGAAAAGGACTCGACGACGATGAAGGCTGGAAGTCTTACCAGTACACGACCATTCAGGGGGGTAATGTCCCGCCAGATGAGATTGCGAGCGCAAGAAGCGACTTGGATGAACGTACCTTCCAGCAAGAGTACGAAGCCGCCTTCGTGTCATACCAAGGAATTATTTACTACTCGTTCAAGCGTGAGGAATCTGTCAGAAGACACACTGATGACCGTCATGTCATACACGTCGGCATGGACTTTAACCTAGACCCGATGTCTGCTGTGCTGATGACGCGCAAGGGCGACACGCTCCACGTCTTCGACGAGATTGTGATGTTTGGGTCTAATACCGACGAGATGGTCGCAGAGCTTCGCGAACGCTACGGAAATGGTACAATAGTGATATACCCTGACCCTGCGAGTCGTCAACGTAAGACAAGCGCAGGTGGCAGGACAGACCTGTCTATATTGCAGAACGCGGGTTTCGAGGTACGCGTCCGAAACTCTCATGCGGCAGTACGAGACAGAATTAACGCGGTAAACAGTCGCCTACTATCGAACGATGGACAGCGGCGGTTATACGTTGACCCTAAGTGCAAGAAGGTGATTGAGTCATTGGAACGCCATACCTACAAGGAAGGCACCAGTCAGCCCGAGAAGGATGGCTTTGACCACATGAACGACGCACTTGGTTATGCGGTGGAGTATCTATTTCCAATTAGAAAGGCAAACGCGCCGCAAGCCCCGCAGAGGTGGACGTAAATGTATTACGAAGACATTGAATACCAGCACCCCGATTACGAAAACAATATCGACCGCTGGGAGTTTTACCTCCGAAGCTACATGGGTGGGCAAGACTACCGCGACGGGTCATACCTGACCAGCTACCTTAACGAAGACAAGAACGCTTACAGCAGACGACTAGCACTGACGCCGCTAGACAACCATTGCCGTAATGTCGTGCATGTCTATAGCTCGTTCCTGTGGCGCGTACCCCCTACACGTAACTATCAGCAGATGGAAGGCAGTGCCGACCTTGAGGCGTTTTTGAAAGACAGCAACCTCGACGGGCAGAGCTTTAACAGCTTCATGCGTGAGGCGCAGATATGGTCAAGCGTATACGGTCACGTCTGGATTATGCTTGATAAGCCGCAGTCAACAGCAGGCACGCGCGCAGAGGAACTAGCACAAGAGATTAGGCCATACGTCACGCTGATTACGCCTGAGAATGTCTACGACTGGAAGTACGAGCGAATGCCTAGCGGTCGCCATGAACTGACCTACATGAAAGTCAGGGAGTCGGTAAACCGTATCGACGGCACAACGACCGAAACGTATTTCCGTATCTGGACGCGAGAGACAGTACAGCTAGTGCGCTACCACGGTGACGAGGCTAACGTCATCGAGACTATTGACAACCCCATCGGCAAGATTCCCGCAGTACATCTACCCTCTAACCGCTCAGTAGTTCGGGGTATTGGCATTAGCGACATTAGTGACATCGCCTACATGCAACAGGCTATCTACCAAGAGCTATCGGAAATCGAGCAACTGATTCGCATCTCTAATCACCCGACACTGGTTAAGACCTATGACACCGACGCTAGTGCTGGCGCAGGTGCGGTGATTAACATCAGCGACGATATGGACGGCGCACTCAAGCCGTACCAGATGCAACCCTCTGGCGCTAACCTAGACGCCATACGCGCCTCTATCGAGGACAAAATTGAGTCTATCAACCGCATGGCACACATGGGCGCAGTACGTGGCACAGAGGCAATCACGCAGTCAGGCGTTGCGATGCAGACAGAGTTCCAAATGCTCAACGCTAAACTGGCTGAGAAGGCAGACATCTTAGAGTTAGCAGAAGAGCAGTTATGGCAGTTGTGGTGTACATGGCAGGGTCATCCGTTGCATGAGGTAGAGATTGACTACCCTGACAGCTTCGACATTCGTGATTACGAGTCAGAGCTTAACTTCCTACAGAAGACACGCTCTAGTGGCGTCAAGTCTGTGACCTTGCTTCGTGAGATTGACAAGAAGATTGCTGACCTCATACTGGATGACAATGTACTTGCACAGGCGCATGAGGAGATTGAGACAGCTACAACAGCGGTTGGTGACTTCGCTAAAGAGACGCAGATTTATAAGTACCACATTGATAGCGGCCTAGTGACACCTAACGAGGTGCGCGAGAAGATTGGCCTCGATGAGATTGCTGGCGGCGACCAGTTAGTCGAGCCAGTGCAAACGCTGACTGATGGACAGTGAGGAACTTACACGCGCACTAGAACGGGCGACCTCGGAGCATGAGCGTCGCCTTTTGCTTGCTATGGAATCGTTACGTCGTAGGCTTACAGATGCGCTTGCTGGCCTACCTTTACGCGACGGCCAACTGTTTGACCTAGATGCCGCACTAGCCCTAAGAACTCAAATAGACGGCCTTGTGCGCGATGAATACCTGAGCGTCATAGACGACATTATCCGCGAGTACCCTGACGCTGTAGCACTAACCCGAGAGTTTATGGAGCAGTTCGCCGACTTCCGTGTACCGCAGTCAGTCATCGGACAGCTTCAGCAGTTTAGCTTCACAGGCCATGAGGCATTAGCTGACGACTTTGCAGAGGCGCTGTATCAGCAGGTCTACAACAACACGCTCGCAGGAACACCATTCAGCGCAAGCCTAGGGGAACTAAACAATCTGCTAGACGCTGACCTGCAACGCTACTCTAAGACCATGTTACATGATGCGCTGTTTGAGTTTAGCTCTTCGGTACAGCAAGCGGCGGCGGCAGAGGCAGGCATTACCAAGTTTCGCTACGAAGGTGATACGATTGAGACAACACGGCCCTTCTGTCAGCGTCATGTAGGTAACGAGTACACGACTGACGAGATATACGAGATATGGGGCGATAGCTGGGCTGGCAAGCGCTCTGGCGACCCGTTCCGTGTAAGAGGTGGTTACAACTGTCGGCACTGGTGGGTGCCTGTACCTGAATAGGAGGACGTATGCCGTACCACAAGAAAGACAAGCGCAAGAAAAAGCGCAAGTCACGCTAATTTGATACAATTAACCTACTCGAAAGAGGATTCGTAACATGAGCGATGAAATCATGGCAGACGCGGTAACTGAAGCCGCAGTGGAAACACCAGAAGTTCAGGACTTAAAGACGTTCACGCAAGAAGAGTTAGACCGCATAGTGGCTGACCGTGTTGCTCGCACTAAGCGACAGTACGAGAAGAAGCTAGACGGTATTGACCTCGAAGAGGCTAAGACGCTTTTACAACGTCAGCAAGAAGCTGAAATTGAGAAGCAGAAAGAGCGCGGAGAGTTCGAGGCAATTCTGAAGCAGACCGTCGAAAAGAAAGACCAAGAGATTAGGACCTACAAGCAACGTCTCGAAAGCCAGTTAGTCGATGGAGCTTTGCTCACGGCGGCGAGTAGGAACAACGCAGTATCGGCAGAGCAGGTTGGTCAGTTGCTACGTGGTTCGGTTCGGCTGTCTGAAGACGGCACAGCAGAAGTTGTAGATGCGAACGGGACACCACGATACAACGACAGCGGCGACCCGTTAAGCGTTGATGAGCTTGTCGGCGATTTCTTGTCAACAAACCCGCACTTCGTTAAGGCGTCCGCTGGTGGCGCTGGCTCGCAAACTGCGGTAGGTGGTTCCACGTCGAAACCTATGTCGGCGGTCGAAATGGAGGCTAACTGGAACAACGGGGGCAAAGAGGCTTACCGAGCAATGATGTTAGCTAAGAAATAAACCGCTTACTTAGGAGACTTCAATCATGGCGGCAACTACTAGTTCAACTTTAGACGACCTGTTTGCAAACATCATCATGCAGGCACGTTTCACAGCCGAGGAGCAATCGCTCATGGCTGGCCTTATCACTCGTTACGACATCGGCGACGTTGCTGGTACTACTATCCAAGTACCAAAGTACCCAGCAGTCACTGCGGCTGATTTAACTGAAGGCACTGATATGTCCTCTACTACTGTCAGCACATCTGGTGTCACTGTTACTGTCGGCGAAGTTGGTGCGCAGGTATTGCTCACTGACATGGCGGCAATGGGCGCTGGCAACCCTGCACAGGAGCTTGGCACTGTCCTCGGTAACTCTATCGCTACTAAGATGGACACGGACATCATCGCTTTGTTCGATGGTTTCTCTACTTCATTGGGTGCGGCGGCACAAGAAGTTACTGTTGCAGACCTTTTCAAGGCGGCGGCAACACTTCGTGCGGCTAAGGTTACTGGCCCAATCTACGCGGTTGTTCACCCATATCACGCGTACCAGTTGTCAGCGAACCTGACTAACACCTTCGCTAACCCCAACGGCGGCGACCTACAGAACGAAGCAATGCGTAACGGCTTCGTAGGTTCTGTTGGTGGTATCGACGTATTCCAGTCAGCAAACATCACTGTTGACGGGAATGGCGATGCGAAAGGCGCAGTCTTTGCTCCAGAAGCACTGTGTATCGCTATGAAGCGTGACTTCAACCTTGAGACAGAGCGCGACGCATCTAACCGTGCATTCGAGCTTAACGCTACTGCCGTATACGGTGTTGGTGAGCTTGATGACAGCTACGGTGTTGAGATGTTCTTCGACGCTACACTCTAAGATATATGCGGCCCTTCGGGGCCGCTTTACTCTGAGGTTTATATGGCGATCAATTACCGAGGTGAGCGGTTCGAGGATTACAACGTGCCAAAGCGCACGCCACGTCATCCCTCTAGTTCGCACGCGGTTCTAGTTCGCTACAAAGGTGCAATCAAGCTAGTTCGATTTGGCGCTCAGGGCGCGAAGACTTATCCTCCTAGAGATGGTGAGTCTGCACGCGACAAGGCTATGCGAGCGGCTTGGTACGCAAGACACGAAAAGAATCTACGCAATGCAACACCACTAGATGCTGTCTATTGGTCTGCTAGGGTTAAATGGTGATTAAATGGCGTTTAGTGAAGATAGCAACCTGACCGAATTAGTGCCAGACATCCTAGACTTTGGCATTGCTTCGTTTAGCGATGAGCACGCTAGAGCGCAGGCAGACATAGAGCGTGAGATTCGTAACCGCTGGTGGCACCGTAAAGGCATACAAGGTGAGATGGAGGTTACGTACCTCACCGACTCTCAATGGACGCGAGCGGCGTCGTATCTTGTGTTGTGGAAGTACGCGTTACCCCAACTGACTAACTGGGTAGATGACGACCGCTTCTTAGCAATGATCGACTTCTACAAGGCGCGTTACGGTGAAGAGCTAGACGCAGTATTTCAGGATGGCGTTGAGTATGACGCTGACAACGATGGGACGGTAACAGACAAAGAAAAAGAGCCTGTGCCGCTGAATCGCCTCGACCGATGATTACTATAAACATAGACACCAAGCCGCGTGACCTTCGTAAGATGGTGGAGAAGCTAGGGCGCACCTTTACGCAAAACCACAAGCGTGCAATGCGACGAGCGGCGGCAGAGGGTGTCAACAGGATTAACAAGCGGACGACGCTTGGCCTTGATGTGAACGAGCAACCGTTTCGACCTTACTCGGATAGTTACAAGGCGTTTAGGAAAAGCAAAGGCAGAGACACCGATAAGGTAAAGCTGATCTTTACAGGCAGAATGCGCGGCGCTTTAACGTCGGGGCTACAAGGGCAAGACGGTCTTATCTTTTTTAGCAGTCGAGCAGAGTCACGCAAAGCCGCACAGAACAATCGCACGCGTCAGTTCTTTGGGCTTAATCGCGGTGACACTCGTGCTATCCGTGATGTGTACTTTAAGGGGCTTAGACTATGAGCGTTAGAGAAAACATCGCCGCAAATATAGTGACGGCACTAACCGCTATCTCTACGCCTAACGTAAAGAAAGTAACACGCGAGCCATTCGACTTTAACAAGCTGTCTAACGCGCAGTTTCCAGCGATCTTAGTACGCACAGCAAACGAGACACGCGAAGATGCCAGCATGGGTGGCAGTTCTACGAGCAGGCACGGCACCATTGACTATGAGCTAGTCTGTTTCGTTAAACACAAGAATATCGACACAGCCCGCAATCAAATTGCAGAGGCTATCGACGAAAAGCTCGACGAGGATAGAACGCGTGGCGGTCACGCTATTGATACGCAAGTTATTAGCGTTGAGGTGGATGATGGTACAATAGACCCTATTGGCGGCGTCATTGTCACCGTTCAGATTCTTTATCAATACACACGCGGTGACGCGTAAGGGAGAAATTTCATGGCTACACATAAAGGCTCAAGCGGTTCAGTAAAAATCGCCGCTTCTGGTGGATCAGTCACAGCAGTTGGCGAGGTTCGTTCTTATTCTATCGACGAGGTAGCAGACACTATCGAAGATACGGTTATGGGCGATACAGTCAAAACCTATCTGCCCAGCCTCAAAGATGCGACGTTGACTATTGACGCGCTTTGGGACGACGCAGACGCACAGCAGTTAGTTGCTGACACGAGTGCTGAGATTGACTGGGAGATTCATCCTACTGGCACAGGCGCTGGTGAGAAGTATTACTCAGGCTCTGGCATCGTAACTGCCAAGACTATCTCTGCGTCTTATGACGGCCTTGTCGAGGCATCATTCTCGGTTCAGGTATCAGGCGCAATCACTGAGTCATCTAACTAATGGGACTCGCTAAGGAATTACGTGCGCGACGCAAGCAGTCTCGCCGTAGGATAGAGGTTGCGGAGTGGGCCGACGATCAGGGGGCGTTTGTTCTCTATTGTCGCCCACTAACTTGCTACGACCTTAACGAGCTTCAGAAGAAGCACCCGCAGGTTATGCAGAACCCTAGCATTGCCGCGATGGTCGATTTAATTGTCATGAAGGCAGAGAGCAAGGATGGCGAAAAGCTGTTTACCTCTGCTGAAGACAAGATTGACTTGATGGGGGAAGAGACGACCATTGTGTCTGGTATTGCTAACGAGATGTTTAGCACTATCGACCCATTTGAGGAAGTCGAAAAAAACTAAAGGCCGATCAGTCTCGGATGAACTTAATTGCCTTGGCTGATCGGTTACACAAGACTATCGAAGAAGTCGAGCAGATTTCGGTCAATGAGTTTCAGGAATGGCTCGCGTACTTCAAGATAATGAGCGAGTCTAAAGATGGCGACTGAAACCGTAAGCATTGTAATTAAGGCGTTCGACCAAACGCAAAAAGCCTTGCGCGGTATACAAGCCGCCTTCCGCAAACTCTCCAAAGTTTTCTTCAACTTTAAAACAGCTCTGATTAGTGCAGTGGGTGGGGCTGGTCTTGGCTTGCTTATCACTAAGAGCCTTCAAGCCACAGATGCCCTAGCAAAAACATCAGCCCGAATTGGCACGACCACCGATCAACTTAGCAAGTTGCAGTTTGCAGGATCGCTCGCAGGGGTCGAAACCAATACGCTAAACATGGCAATGCAACGCTTTGTGCGACGTACCGCAGAGGCGACGCAAGGCACAGGCGAGGCTGTACGTGCTTTCCAACAGCTAAAGATTGACGCAAAAGAAATACAGGAATTGCCTCTCGCAGAGCGCATGAAGGTTTTGGCAGGCGCGTTTGGAGAGCTAAAAACCGAAGAAGAAAAACTGGCTGTTGCGTTTAAGCTGTTTGACTCTGAAGGTACTGCTGTTCTCAATATGCTTCGTCAGTCTGGCGATGAAATGGAGGCGGTATTCCAAGAAGCGCAAAAGCTCGGCATTGTAATGTCGCAAGATGCGGCAAAAGGTGTCGAAGATGCTAACGACGCATTCACTCGATTGCTCGCTATTGGTAAAGGTCTTACAAACCAATTTACAGCGGCGCTCGCTCCAGCACTGACTACTTTAGTTACTACCTTTAAAGATTACATTCTTCAACAATCCGAGGCGTATGGCGGCATCGAAAACTTTGCACGCTTCATTGCAGGCGAGTTTATCGAAAATATCCGATCTGCCTTAGTTGGATTACAAGCACTGACTAACGCAGGAATCGACATAGTTAATACGTTCAATTCTGCACGTCGTAGCTTGTCTGCGGCTTTCGCTATTGGCAAGGCCGATCCTAATGATGTGGCGGCGCTAGAAGCGGAGCTTGCCGAAATAGATCAGATGCTGAAAGGCGGCTTCTTTAACGATTTAGGCAAAATTCGCTTGTTTAGTGATAAAGGCGTCATTGACATCCTTTCAGACGAAGAGATATTGGCAGAACGTGAGCGCATCGTTAATAGGCTTGAACAGCTCGGGGTTGAGATCAACGAAGCTATACCGTATGTAAATTTTGCCGATCGACTGGCAGTGCCTTTAGCAGAGGCGGCAGAGGCGGCAAAAGCCCCCATAGAAAGCCTAAAAAACACCTTAGAAGAAGTAAAGGTGGTCGCGCAAGCGCCTTGGTATATGCCTTTAATTGACGGGTTTAAAAAGTTCGGTAATGCCATTGATAATGTTATCGAAAAAATGCCCAACATAGATCAGGCACTAGAGCAGTTTACACAAGGTGCGATGAATAATTTCACGCAGGCTTTTGTTGATGGCGTGACGGGCGCTAAGAATTTTGGTGAAGCTATTAGAAACTTAGCGAAAAGCGTCGTGGATTCGCTAATTAAAATGCTCGTTCAGTATTACATTACTAAGCCGTTGTTTGACGCAATTAGTGGCGGTATCTCAAGTGCGTTTGGTGGCGGTTCAACAACGTCAACGGGTGGCGGTTCTGCTCTACCGACTTTTGCAAGCGGTGGTGTAGCAACTGGCGGCAGACCTGCAATAGTAGGCGAGCGCGGCCCTGAATTATTCATACCAAGCACAACAGGGCGAGTAGTTCCTAATGACCAGCTTGGCGGCGGCGGTGTAGTAGTCAATCAGACAATCAACGTCACCACAGGCGTACAGCAAACTGTACGTGCTGAGATTGCTAACCTACTACCTCAGATTAGTAACGCGGCCAAGTCAGCGGTAGCAGATGCTAGAATGCGAGGCGGTGGTTTCAGTAAGGCAATGGTGGGTGCATAATGGCGGCATTTCCAAATGTAGGCATACAATCAATGACCATGCGGTTGCGCTCTGCAACGGCTATCAGTCAGTCGCCTTTTACCTATGACCAGCAGGTTTACCAGCATCAGGGTGTGAGGTGGGAGGCAGAGGTCACATTGCCGCCAATGAAGCGCGCAGACGCGAAGCAGTTAGAGGCTTTCTTTGCTTCTCTAAGGGGCCAAGCTAACACCTTTACCCTTGGCAACCCTTTGCACAATACGACCGCCACAGGGACAGGCACGGGCGCTATCAACGCAACTACGCTGACAGGCTCGTTTACTGGCGCTGTTGCTGGGGACTACTTCGAGATAAATAGTGCGCTTTACATCGTCACCGAAGTAAATAGTTCATCGTCTATTGATATCATGCCGCCGCTCAGGGTCGCGGCCTCCAGTGCCGCACTAGACTTTACATTGCCTAAAGGGACATGGCGGCTTGCCTCTAATGAAATCGGATGGAGCATCAATCAGGCTAGTCTGTACGGTTTCACTTTTGCTTGCGTTGAGGCTATATGAGCAGGTCATTGACATCGGGGATGCAAACGGCAGTTACCGCCGACTTGGTCCGCCCAATAGTCCTCGTCCAGTGTGCATTCGATTCAGGCAACCTGAACCTCTGGAACGGCATCGGTACGCTGACTGTTAGCAGTGTCGACTACGTTGGCGCTGGCACATTGCTGTCTATCGGCGAGATTGCAGAGTCATCAGAGCTACAAGCCAACGGACTTACTGTCACCCTGTCAGGCATCACTGACCCGCTGTTAGCAAAGGCGCGTGACGAGGATTACCAAGGCCGTGAGCTAAAAGTATTGCTTGGCGCTATGGACGCAAGCAACGGTGTCATCACTAGCCCTGTCGTCGTCTTTAGCGGCTTTATGGACACGATGGTCATCAATGACTCGTCTGACACTGCGACGATACAGGTGGCCGTGGAAAACCGCCTCATTGAGTTTGAGCGCACCCGCGTAAGACGTTACACAGCCGAGGACCAAAAGATTGATTACCCAAATGACAAAGGTCTTGAGTTTGTTGCTGAGATGGCTGAAAAAGAAATTGTTTGGGGCAGAAGTGGCGTTATGACTTACTCAAGTCAAGATGATGAGCGCGACCCCAGCAATATGGGCAGATAAGAGGGCGACAAAATGGAATTTGCATTAGAAAACTTAGCGAAGGTACGGCGCGAGATTGAGCCACTGCTTGAAGAGCATTGGAAAGAAATAGCTCTGAACAAAGAAATCATCAAGCTAAACCCCGATTGGGAAGGCTATGCACGACTGGATGGCATCAATGCGTTACGAATCTACACAGCGCGCAAGGATGACAAGCTCGTGGGCTACTTTGTAGTCATCGTCAACAAGTCACTGCACTATCGCGACCATCTGTTTGCCAACAACGACATTATTTTCCTAAGCAAGTCTGCACGTAAAGGCTTGGCAGGTATGAAGCTGATTAAGTATGCCATTGACTCACTAGCGGCAGAGGGCATCACAAAGCTACACGTAAACACAAAAGCGCACCAACCCTTTGACGCAATCCTTGAGCGATTGAACTTTGAAGAGATTGAGCGCGTTTACTCTTTAGTATTGAGGTAAGTAAATGGCCGTAAGTGCTATAGCAGGTTTAGTCAGCGCAGTAGCAGGCGGTATTGCCACTGGATTTGCGCTCGGCACATTTTTAACTAGCTTTGCAATCGGTGCTGGCTTGTCAATGGTGTCTCGTGCGCTTGCACCAAAGCCCAACATCGGCGAGCAAATGCGGGGTTTAACTCAAACGACGCGCAACCCTGCTGACACCCGCAAAATTATTTACGGAAAAATGCGAGTTGGCGGCAATGTCGTTTTCATCGCGCACTCTGGTAGTGATAACAAATATCTGCACTTGGCTGTCGTGTTTGCTACGCATCGGATTACTGCATACGATGAGGTATGGTTTAACGACAACAGGATTTGGACTGCGGCAGGTGGGTTTCAAGGTGACTGGGGTACATACGTCACAATGGACACTACTAAGCTCGGCACTGCAGGACAAACTGCTTCGACCGTACTTACGCCTATTACCGAGTGGACAGCAAACCATAAGCTAAGTGGCATCGCCTATATAGCCTTTAAGCTAGAGTGGAATCAGGATAAGTTTCCGCAAGGCGTTCCAAACATTACAGCAGTCATTAGGGGTAAGCCTGTATTTGACCCGCGCACTGATGTTACTGGCTACAGCACAAACCCTGCGCTTTGCTTGCGCGACTACATGCTTGACCAAGACTATGGGCTAGGTGAAAGCAACGTAAACATTGACTCAACTGCGCTAGAAGCGGCGGCTGACCTTTGCGATGAGCAGGTATCGCTAAACGCTGGCGGCACACAAGACCGCTACCAGTGCAACGGCGTCATAGACACGGCAAACCAAATCAAAGCCAACATCGAGCAACTGCTCGCGTCTATGGGCGGCAAGCTGACCTACTCAGGCGGCAAGTATTTTGTAGACGGCGCAGAGTACAAAACGCCAACGCACACGTTTACAGAGGCAGACGTTATTAGCGAGATACAGACGCAGACTAAGCAGTCGCGCAGAGGCATCTACAATGGCGTCAAAGGCATCTTTGTATCGGAAGAGAAAAACTACAAGGTACTAGACTACCCTGCGCAGATTAGCTCTACATACGCCACAGAGGACGGCGACCCTCTTTACCTAGATATGCCTTTGCCTTTTGTGACCAATAACCTACAGGCACAACGGCTGGCAAAAATTGCACTGCTGAAGTCACGTCAGCAAGTCGTCATAACAATGACAGTAAACCTAAAGGGCTTGCAGATTAAGGTCGGCGACACAATACAGGTCACTAACGACCGTCTTGGCTATAGCTCTAAAGTATTCGAGGTTATCGACTACTCATTAGCAATTGGCGATGGACAGGCATTGGCGGTCAATCTTGTTTGTATCGAGACGGCCTCTGCTATTTACGACTGGACGACCTCAGACGAGGCGGACTTTTTGTCGGGCGGTGAACTGGACTTATACGACGGTAGAACGGTCGATAACGTCACTAGCCTCACACTTACTGAGATTGGTTTACGCGGTCCAGACGGTGGCGTTAGCTCGTCTGTGCAGTTGGCATGGACAGCGCCTGACGACGCGTTTATCGAGTTCTACAAGATACGCTACAACAAGAACGGCACCACTGATTACTTTGAGGTACAGAGCCGCGAGACTAACGTGCTTATCTCTGGACTCGACATTACCTCTAATTACGATTTTCGTGTACAGGCAGAAAACCTGCTGGGCGTAACTAGCACAGGCACAACATTAAGCAATCAAGCACTAAATGGGGACACGACTGCACCAAGCGCACCAACAGGGGGCGCGGCTACAGGCGGGATACAGACAATAACCGCAGAGTGGACTAATCCTAGTGACATAGACTTTAAGCACGTCGAGGTTTTCGTCAATACGAGCGACTCGATACCTGCGTCACCTACTGCTGTAGTTGATGGTGAGGAGTATGTGGTCACTGGCTTGTCAGGCGCTGTGACGCGTTATTTCTGGCTTAAGGCCGTCGATTTCTCTGGCAATAAGTCAGCGGCGACTGCCAGCTTCAACGGCACGTCAGTAGTGGCAGGCTCTACTGATATTGCAGACGATGCGATAGGCGCTGATGAAATCAACGATGATGAGGTTTTGCATGAGGTGCCGTCTGAGGGGCTTACTTACTATTGGCCCTGTAACTCAATCGCAGATGTTAGCGGTAGCGGCAATGAAGAATTACAAGAGGTAGTGGCTGGAAAGACGGGCATACACAGTGGCTCGACAGCGCCGACACTTAGCACTGACTCGCCGACAGGTAAGTCAATAGTCAATGGCACTGACAATAGCGGATGGACGCTTCTCAGCGACACTGATGCAGATGCGCTTGAAGGTGCTAATGGTTTTGCGTGGTCGCTTTGGTTTAAGTCTGATACGACCTCTGGCGACGGTGCGGCGCGTATTATTGGGCGTGATGCTTCAGACGGATGGGCTGTCGTCATCGATCAAAGCGCAAGCGGCAATCAAGCGGTCACGCTGTACGGCGAGCCAAGCACTGAAGCAATGGGTTCGCTCGCACAGGGCGAATGGCATCACTTCTGCCTGAGCGAGGACGGTAACGGCACGATCTCAGGATACGTCAACGGCGAGCTTGTCAGCACAGAGTCATATACACCTGTTGATTCGTCGCGGCCAGTTGTTATTGCGTGTAACACTGAGACAGCAATTAACACAGCCTCAAGTGTGTTCGAGGGCAAGCTAACAGAAATACGTGCTTACAACAGAGCGTTGACAGCACAGGAAGTGCGCGGTCTGTATAAAGTCCCAGCGGCGAGTGCGCCAGCGGAAGTCGACGGCGACATGATTATCGACGGCAGTTTAGTCGCGGCCAAAATAACTGTCGCTAACCTTGCAGAAATAAATGACAACGTTGGAACGATTACGGGCGGCTCAGTCGGTGGTGTAACCATTACATCTACCAAGCTGTATCAAGGTACTGGCACGTTCAACAACAGCAACACAGGCTTTTATCTTGATAACACTGGTCAGTTTAGCCTTAAGGACAAGCTGTCTTTTAACGGAACCACCCTAAGCGTAAGCGGTGCAATCACAGCAACCAGCCTCACTCTAAGCGGTACGTCAATCGCTGAGTCTCAGCTTGCGTCAGGTGTGCAGTCTAGCCTTGGCCTTGCTGATAGCGCACTACAGGATGGCGACACAAGCGTTAACCTCGGGCTAGACGATGGCTCTATAGCTGGGATTAACATCACATCAACTAAGCTATACGCGGGTACGGGTGATTGGGGTAATTCAAATACGGGCTTTTATCTCGACAACACGGGCAAATTTAGCCTCAAAGACAAGATCTTTTTCAACCCTTCAAATAGCTTGCTCACCGTTGACGGCAATATCACAGCGGACATCATTACAGCTAAAGAAAACCTCGTCGTCCTTGGTGATCTTGAGGCTAGTAGTATGGCGGCGGGATCTATCACGCGAGCGATGTTCTCACAGGACGCACTCGACGAGATATATGGCGCATTGGCAACGTCTGTTGGCGGCTCTAATGGTGACTACAAAGAGGCGTCGGGGAACTTCACGACATCAGGCGGCACGGTAACGGTAGGCACATCATCAGATAAGTTTGACCACGGCACTGCTGACGTAGTGGTTGAGTTCCTAGCTAATCACTACTTCTATGCGACTACGAACTACACGACGGCACAGGCACAAGCAACGCTTAACTTTGAGGTGTCGGCTGACGGTACGTTTACGGATCTGACCTCAGCGACAAAGACTCAGACACTTCAGTTCGAAGAATATGACCTGTCGAGCTATTACGGCACCACGACTCTCGTTTACTCCTTTAACGGTGAGCACAGCAAGACGTTTACGACGGGATCGGGTAACGACATACCCGACAGCACAGAGCTACAGTTCCGTGTTCGCGTTACAGGCGTCGGTACGGCATTCACTGGGCAGACAGTACCCTTCACCGTAGAGGCTAACGAGGGCGTCACAGGCGTCGTCTCAACAGGCGGTAACGCTGACACCCTAGATAACCTCGACTCGACCAAGTTCTTACGCTCTGACGTTAACGACACGTTTGACGCTGACCTAACGATTACGGGCGACCTGTCACTGCAAGGCGCTCTGAATATCACGGGCGATATAAACAGCTATAACGTCACCGACCTAGACGTGACCGACAAGACGATAACCGTCAACTCAGGAAATACGCAGTCACTATCTGACGGCGCTGGCCTTATCGTAGATCGCGGCACTGCAAGCGATGCCAGCCTTACTTGGGATGAGACAAACGACAAGTTTGATTTTAGCCACCCAGTACAGATACAGAAATCGACTATCGGCGGCGAGTTGTTGCATCTGCGTAACTCATACAACGGCGGATATCGTGACGATCTAATCATCGAAAACACTAACGATCGTGACGCTGGCCTAACCATTAAAACTGCTGGCGGCCAGTATGAAATGTGGGTTGATTCGAACGGCGATGACAGCCTGATTTTCTCAGCGGGTGATAACACTACCAATATCACCATGGAGCTGTATCAGAACAAAAACGTCGATATAGGCGGCGACTTAGACGTTACTGGTGAGATTGACACGTCGAAGGGCCTGACGTTTAACCCTAACGGCTATGATATTAACGGCGATAGTGACGGCAACCGCACTCTTTTTACGTTTACTCGAAGCGGCGCGGCAAGCTGGCAGATATGGCACAACGCTAACCAAGACCTAAACTTTATACCGAACAACACCTCGTACAAACTTCAATGGAACGGCAACGATCTTTTGTATAGTGGCGCAAATATTTCGGTCGGCACCATCAGCTCGGGCGCTATCACTAGCAGTACAGGCACAAGCTCGTTTTATGAACTCACGTTAACTGGTGACTCTGACGACCTAACCTTCACCACAACGGGCGGCGACTGGTCAATACTCAACGCGCAACAGAGTAATGGCTTAGTAATTTACGACGGCACTAGCGGCGTTACTGTTTTATATAACAATGCAGAGGTCGGACAATTTGACAATAGCGGCTTTGATGTAGTTTCTGGCGCGTTACAGGTAGGTGGTACTACAAGAATTTCATCGGCTGGCGCTGGCACATTTACAGACGTAACGCTGAGCGATATATCCCCTGAAATAATTCTATCGGACACTAACAGTGGCGGAGGCGGTGGCGCTTTTGGAAGAATCCTTTTTCAAAATACTGCTGGTAACGCAATCGGCATTGGCTATACACCAGACTCAATTGACGACTCTGACTTAATAATCAGCACGAATGCGGCGGGTACTTATGGCGGGTATATGAGTCTCGACGCGGCGGCAATCGCTGACACTCAAGCAGACATCATCCTTGAGCCAAAAACCAATGTCCGTATCGCTACAGGTGGCCTGAAGATCGGAACCACAACTTTCGTGGATTCCAGCCGCAACATTACCGCAGGCACTATAAGCAGTGGGGCTATCACTAGCACTGGCCGTATAACATCAGATTCTTCCGACATCGACGGCTTTGTGCTGGAGAACTCGGCTCATCGTAGCGGCGTGTTAAATATACCGCAACGTGATGCCGCCGACTCATATACGGGCATTATGCTGAAGCGTGATGATGGCGATCGTTGGGCGGTCATGGCCAGTGACACCCTTTTTGGTATTTATGACGACATCAATGATGATTGGGCATTACAAGCGTCAGAACTTGGCGGAGTGCGGCTCTACTATGCTGGGGCAGGTAAGCTGGAAACGCTTGATGACGGGGTGCAAATCACAGGTCGCGTTACTGCCGCCGCCACCAACATCGACAACGCTTACAATTTTCAGTTTACCGATAGCGACGCAGACAACTCATATTCAGGGATGCGTATTGATTACAACGCATCCGATAATACAACTCTGACGGCTGACAGGAATCATATCGCTTTTGAAGTTGACTACGATGTGACCTCAACAGGCGGTGATACGTCAAATGAGTATCGAGCTTATGGGATATCTGTAGACGTTAGAGGTAGCGGTGATACTGATATTCGTAGGGGCATTTACTCTTACAGCGAAACTCAGCATAGCGCTGGGACTGTATCCGAAAACATAGCTATTTATGGCTATGCGGTAGCAGATGAGACTGGAACAGGCAGAACGACGAACAACTATGGCGGTTATTTCCTCGCATTCGAAAATGGCACTGGAACGGGCGGCACTGCAACCCACTATGGTGTGTTTTCGAAAGCTCAAGCGACTAGCGCGGCGGATAAAAATATTGGCTCAATGTACGGCGTTTACTCTGAGGTTGAATACGACACAACGGGAGCCACTACTGCAATATCAACTATTTATGGCGTTAGCTCGATAATAGATAACGACAGCACTGACACTACCGTAACAAATAGCTATCTGTTTCACGGGTCTTATCAGGGAACTATCAACGCAACAAACGCTTATGGTCTTTACATAAGTGGCAATGTTGAAAACTACTTTGCGGGACACGTCAGAGCAGACCAAGGCTACAAGGTTGGATCAAGCACGATAATTGACGCTAGTGCCAATATGAGCAACATAGGCACTATAGGATCAACAGGCGATATAACCGTTACTAACGGAAGTTTCAACCTAAGCAGTGGCTACAATATTCAATGGGGCGGCTCTTACAGTTCGGGCTTTCCCACTATCTTTGCAAATTCCTCACAAAAAGTTTTACGCTTCGCGCCTAACGGAAGTACGACTGGCACAGTTTTAGAAATAGATAGTGGTGGTCTTGACCTAAAGGTCGGCGGTTATGAAATTGACGGCACCACCGTCATCGACTCTAGTAGCAATATAACGGCTGGCACCATCTCCTCGGGCGCTATCACAACTAGCGGAACTCTCGACTTCACGGCGAACCCAGCTTACATCCGCAACGATCAAGATGCTTCAGGCCAAATTGTTATAAGTGCCAAAAACTCGGCTTCTCAAACCCAGCAGGTTCGATGGGATGCGGCAAATAACACGGCTGGCGCATGGCGACCTGAGACGACTAATATCAGCGATTTAGGTTTGACCGATAAAATCTGGAATACGCTTTACATCAATCTGATTAAACATGGCGCGTCTAATGATACGTTCCTAGATCAGAACCGAAACGTCACGGCTAACGACGTGCTGGTCTTAGGTGATCTCGACATTCAAAACAGGCTGCGGCACAACGGCAACACAGACACGTACATCGAATTTACAACCGATCAGATCGATCTTAGAACGACCCTTACATCTCGACTGACTATCACTGACGACGTGACTGTGAATACTGATCTGATCGTCGAAGCAATGTCGCCTTCTATTAGTATCAGAGACGGTAATAACGGCGGAAGCGGTAACGCAGAAGGCAAAATACTATTTAAAAACACAGGCGGCAACGCGATTGGTATAGGCTATACAGCCGATGTTCTAACTGATTCTGACCTAATAATTAGCACAGACGCGGGCGGCACTTATGGCGCATATTTGGGACTTGATGCGCTGGCGATTACTGATACTCAATCGGACATTATCTTAGAGCCGAAAACTAGCGTCCGTATTGCTAGCGGTGGGTTAAAGGTAGGAACAACAGAAGTTATCTCATCCGTAGGCCGCTTTTACAGCACTTCTAGCACAGTAACCAAACCTGCTTTCTCGTTCGATGGTGATTCAAATACTGGTATGTACCACATGGGCGCAGACCAGATCGGCTTTACAATCGGCGGAAGTAACAAGGTTTATATTGAAGACAGCACTTATGTGTTAAATGTTCTGGGTGCCGCTTATATTACAAGCGACCTCGATGTGGCAGGCGATCTTGCCGTAGGAGGTAACATAACCTCGGGCGGTAGTACGCTTTTAACGTCCGATGATTATGACACGCAAGTATGCCACTTAAAAACAAACGTCAGCGCGGCGGTAGATCAAGGCGTAGCAAATGAATTTACTGTCAACTTCAACCTAGAGGAGCATAACGACAGCACGACGTTCTCTCATTCCAGCGGCGTGGTTACTGTCGCAACGGCAGGCTGGTATCGCGTTTATGCCAACATGGTGTATCAGAATGGCTCAGCCTCTGCTCGTAACACAGTACGCGCTTATGTAGAGAAAAACGGCACAGAGATCACTAGCACCGCAACCTATGATTATGATCGTGGTAGCTCATACGGCGAGTTCTCAAACAACAAGATTGAGACCATGCTGTATTTAGCCGCTAACGATACCATCGGCATCGGTAACTACGCAGAGAATGAGGACGGCGTAATTACCATTGAGGCGGCTGAGTGTGAATTCATAGTCTCATCGGTGAGCGCTACAACAACGACCACCAACGCCGACACAGTTGATGGTCTTCACGCCTCTTCATTTATCCGTAGTGATGCGTCTGATACCGTCTCTGGTGCGATTACGTTTAACTCTGATGTTTATGTCAGCAATCGAATTTACCATGCTGGCGATACAAACACATACCTAGATTTTTTAGACGATAGGGCTCGCATCATTAGCGGCGGCATCGAAATGATCGACTGCGTGGAGGGTGCTACAGATTACGTTGATATTGTTGATCGTGTTCGTGTCACGGCTGGTGGCGACTTAGAGTGTGAGGGAAATATTACCGCCTACACAAGCACCAGCATTTCGGACATCAACCAAAAGGAAAATATCCAACGCATCGAATCGCCCATTGAGAAAATTAAGGAAATCTCGGGCTACACATTTGATTGGAAGCAGTCGGGCGAGCATTCAGGCGGCGTCATTGCTCAAGAGATCGAGCAGGTTATGCCCGACATCGTGAAAGAGAAGAGTATACGAGACGGCGAAAAGATGAAGGCCGTGGATTATCAGGCAATCATCGGACTGCTTGTCGAGACAGTCAAAGACCTCAATAAACGTATTGAGGATTTAGAGAATGGCGATGACTAAGACATACGCGGTGTGGACTGACTAATGGGCTTACAGACATCAGGCGCTATCTCGCTCAACGATATACACGTTGAAGCGGGTGGCACCTCTGGCACACAGGCCAGCATTAGCGACGCGGACATACGGGGCTTAATCGGTAAAACCCCTGCCACTATGTCGTCTTTTAGCGAGTGGTATGGCGCAAGCGCAAGCACGGCTTTTGTAGTGACGCAAGGCACCCTGTTGCAACAGTTTTCTACCAAGCGCGGATTCGTATACGATACAAGCACTGGGTCGGTATCGCCTACCAATTTAAATAGTGCCACCAAGACAGGAATGGCCATTATGGAATGCGCTAGGGTCAACGCATCGTCAGGAATGTTTTTTCAGTTCGAATTAAGTTATTCGAGTGCTATTGCCGCTGACGAATTTACTTCGCTTTTTTTTACAGCCAATAGCGCTTCGACAGTGCTTTTTACATCTGAAGCATCTACAACCTCCACTCGCGGAGGCTTTGGACGGCGATGGACGTGGAGTAGCTCAAACGGGCTAAACAGCACTGAGATAAGCAACATTACTACCGAATGGGATGGCTCAGGCAATATAACGGTAACGTTTAGCCCATGAGGGAGCTAATCTACGACACGCCAGCGGATGATGCTACACACCTTGAGGGCGAAGTGCGATCACCTGCGATAACTCAAGAAACACCCGTGACGTTTAGGGTTCCAATCATTCGAATAAACGGCACTATAGATATGGATGCAACCGTGGCTTTGGTTCACGAAATGGAAGATCGTATAGATGAAGACATTGCAGACGGAATGCTAATTGCGAGAGTGCCGCAAGACCCTTGAAAAACAAATATGTTGACACCACAATACTGTTACCACTAACAGAAAGGGTGATTTATGTCAGAACAGCAACAAGTAACCGAAGAGCAGTTTGTATTAGCTCAACGAATGGAGTCATTAGCACGTCAGAACGCACAGCAGGCACTTAAAATCGCAGACTTGGAGGCGCAGATCGCCCTTATCCATGCCAAAACACAACAAGCACAGCCCGAAGAACAGGGCGACACCGAAGCCGAGCCAGTAGACGGGGAACTCGTCGAACACTAAATCCGCATGGTAAAATGCCTTAAGGGGGCGCATGGATACCATCGTCCTCTTTCTCATTCTCGAGAGTAGTACAGTCAGATATGTGGGGTATCGCGTCGTTCCACATACGATGTGCGTCTACAGGCAACAAGGCACCGACAAGAAACACGTCTACTACGTAGCCTCTGCTATCTATAGATGCCCATCAATCATCCGATTGCGTGGGGGTGCAGGGTGATAGATCCAATCTCAGCGGCGGCTCTTGCCACAAGATGTTATTCGACGGTCGTCGCGCTAGTACAGGCGGGTCGTGAGGCACATGATGTGATGGGTCAGATCGGTCAATGGTACGGTGCCGCAAGCGATGTCCTATACGCCGAGAAGAAAGCCAAGAACCCCAACCCTTTTAAAAAGCTAGTATTCAGCAAGTCGGTAGAAGCTGAAGCTGTACAGTTGTTTGCGCTCAAAAAAAAGATGCAGGCGCAACAGCGAGAGATTTTAAACCTCATAAACTTGGCTTATGGCGCTCAGGGATTGGAGGAGTTTAGAAACATTCGCAAGCAAGTTGCTAAGGAAAGGCAGGACGCCGTATACCGTCAGATAGAAATGCGCCAGCAAATAGCGCAGGGATTTTTACTGGTTGTTTTGTTAAGCGCGTTGATTGCACTAATCGCACTCATGCTGTCCTGACTCTGTGGTAAAATACGGTAACGACTACGGGGTGAGGCACATGGAACTTGCAGAAAAGGCTCTTGAAAAATTGGCACATCATGAAAAGCTGTGCGAAGAACGTCTGCGAAGATTGGACGAAAAGATTGACGCGGCTCATAAAGACATCGCCACAAACCGCACTGCTGTGTTCGCTTTGTATCCTTTTATTTTTGGCGCTGTTGTTTTAGCGGATTACCTTAAATAATGTACCAGTTTCACACTGACCACCCTACCCCAAACGTTTATCTTGACGTTGCTCGTGGCTCAATTAGCAACTCAAAGATAGTTCACAAGTTTGGCGCTAATTTCGATATTGACCAAATCACTACACCAGAAACCGTATGGAGTGCGGGCGGCTTGTATCCGTGGTCATCCCTAGCAACGGCACAGACCATCTACTGTATTAGTACGAGTGCCAGCGATACGGCTGTACTTACAATCGAGGGCTTGGACGCTAACTACAACGAGCAGATAGAAACAGTCACGCTGACAGGCACAACAGCAGTAGCGACTAGCAACACGTTTATCCGCGTATTCCGCATGACCTATGAAGACGGTGCAAATGTAGGAACGATTACAGCACGTGTCACAAGCGGCACAGGAACCGTTGTGGCGCAGATAGACATCGGCTATGCACAAACACTCATGTCTGTGTACACTGTCCCTGCGGGTTATACAGCGTACATGGTGACGACTGACTGCACGATTGATTCGCGCAAAGACTGTCAGATACTTATGTACCATCGACTGTTTGGCAAGCCGTTTAGGATTGCTCACGTTGCAGAGGCTACTGGTCATTATCGGTATGACTTCTATGCGCCACTCCGCGTCCCTGAAAAAACAGACATCGACATTCGCATTGATAACGTCAGTGGCAACGACTCACGCGTAACTGCTAACTTTGACCTCGTGCTTATTAAGGACTGATTATGTTGCAGGCACTAGTTGGCCCAGTTGCTGGACTGCTGGACAAGTTCATCGAGGACAAAGACCAGAAGGCAAAGCTCGCGCACGAAATTAGCACGATGGCTGAGAAGCACGCGCAGGAGCTTGCGAAAGCACAGCTAGAGGTCAACAAGGTAGAGGCGGCACACAAGTCGCTATTCGTCTCGGGCTGGCGTCCTGCTGTAGGCTGGTGCTGTGTTTTGGGAATGACTGGCAACTTCATGGTCATACCCTTTACTAACTTTGTGCTGGCACTGCTGTCGATAGATGTGACCATCCCACTGATTGACCTAGAGACAATGATGCCTGTCCTTATGGGTATGCTAGGCTTAGGCGCTATGCGAAGCTACGAAAAGACCAAAGGCGTATCTAGAGAGAAATGAGCTACAAGTATTTTCACGAGTCAGAGTTTCGCTGTCGAGAGACTGGCGAGAATCGAATGAAGCCAGAATTCATAACTATGCTTGACGAGCTACGCGAGCGGTGCGGGTTTAGCTTCGTTATCACGTCGGGCTATCGCTCTAAACAGCACACGGCAGAGCGAAGCAAAGAAAAGGGCGGCACTCATACTTTAGGTATTGCAGTAGACATTGCAGTATCTAATGGCGAGCAGAGAATGAAAATCGTGCGGGAAGCCCTAGAGATGGGCTTTGGCGGAATAGGCGTAGCGCGTACATTCGTACACGTCGATATGCGGGCAACTACGCCTGTAATGTGGACTTACGGCTGAACCTTTAGAAACTCGCTGACACTACCGTCGAACTGACTAGCCCTCTCGTTAAACGCCACGAGGTCACGCATGTATAGCTGATACGGCAAGACGCCGATATGCTGTGCCATGCTGATGACCTGTTGCCAGTCATCGTCCGAACAGTTGACCAACGCACTGCGGGCAACCCTGTCCCAGATACGCACTTTGCGAGTGTCAAACTTGACGACTCTATCCCTTTCTCTAAATCGCTTCATGTCATACCCCTCTATAAAGGGCCGCTTATGCGACCTGTTTCAGTATATGCTGAGGCACTTTAGAGCCACAGCAATAGTGCGACTCGATAGTCATGTCGTCTAAATTGACGTAAGCATAACCGCGATAGTGCAAGCCGTTATCCTCATCGCCTACGCCTCTGATGCTGGCAACCTCTACGCAGTCACAACCCTCAGTTGTAAGCCATGAATCTCGCGCTGTCATAGCCTGTGCAAAGGAATCCCAATGTGAAACATCTTGTATGTCTCCGTGACCGTCCACTTGTTCGATGACCCACTCATAAAACACCTTGCCTGTCATTGCCCTTCTCCTAATCTCCTCTCAGTTGACAAGTACTATTATACACAATGGTTAAACATAGTCAAGCATTGATTTAACAAAAAAAGTAAAATATTTATCTCATAGGTGTTGACACTTGCCTGTAAAGGGCTAATATAGATGTTGTTCCATGTGGAACTTTGAAGGGAGAAAGCCATGCAAATTGCTATCAAAATAAGCAAGCAGGTTAATGACTGGGATGCGTTTGTCGATGAGCTAGAGGGCATCGAGCGCACCGCAGTCGCAGACGACTACGACGAAGACACTCAAGTAGTCACACTGCTTGTTGACCGTGAATCAATCGACGATTACTACCATCCTGTCGGCGGTCGTTATCCGATTGAGTACGAAGGGCGCACAGAGTGGGTCGAAGAGGTCGGCGTCTGTGTGCATTCATGTAAGTGGCACGACCACAACATCATCAACGCAGAGCAAGTCTGCTCAGAACTAGAGGGGTTTACCTATGTCGAGTAATGAATTTTTACCGCCAAAGCTTATCAAGTCAGACATCATTGAGGAGCTTGATTCGCTGGTAGGTCAGTTGCGTGACCTGACGGCAATGAAGCCAAAGCACCCGCAAGAGGCTCAAATGGATGCGCGTCTAGCGGACTTCCTAGAGCTTGCCGAGCAAGACTTTATTCGCGGCTGGACTGACTGGGAAGAAGGTATCCAGCACAAAAAGGGGCAGTCGGAGGCGTACAACGCTGGCTATGCTGACTGCTACGAGTACGAAAACAGAGGAGGTCAGTAATGACTGAAGGGATAGTGCCGATACACGGCAAGCAATACAAAACGGTCGCGTACCGCGTTAATGAGTTTAGGGCGCAATACCCTGAGTACACCGTCAGCACGGAGCTAGTAGAGGCTAACGACACGCTGGTAGTCATGAAGGCAAGCATCAGCAACGAGCAGGGTCGTTTACTAGCCACAGGTTTTGCAGAAGAGGTCAGGGCGGCGAGTAAGATTAATCGCACCTCTGCGCTAGAGAATGCCGAAACGTCTGCCGTAGGTCGCGCACTGGCCGCACTAGGGTTAGCTGGTACTGAGTACGCATCTGCGGATGAGGTGGCAAATGCCATTACTCAGCAGGAGGACTTTTTGGGGTTTATGGAAACAGTCCGCGAGAATTTTGACTGGGTCATGTATGCCAAGACCGCAATCGCCAACGAAGATTGGCATGACTTAGCGGGTATCTGGGGTGACATTGACCACGAGACAATGGCAACGCTATTCAGAGCGCCGACTAAGGGCGGCATTTTTACCACCGAAGAACGTGCGGCTTGCAAAGGCAATGACGCATTTAACAAAGCAAGAAAGGAGTTAGCTAATGGAGTATGACAACACTAACCGAGGTGTCTTGTTCAAAAACAATGACAAGGCAAAAGAGACTGACCC